GGAAATCTCGATTGTTTCAATCCCTAGCGATCAGTCAAATCTTGTGGGAGTGGGGCGGTCAGTTTCCGAACCTTTGCAATCATCAGTTACACAGGAGATTAAGATGACTGATACAACTGAAAATCAAGGCATTGATCTTGATGCAGTAAAGGCCGAAGCTGTCCGCACTGCACGCAAGAACGATTCCGAAATCTTGGCAATCGCCGCCAAGCACAACAAGCGTGACTTGGGCGAAACTGCCATTCGTGACGGACTGTCTGTTGACCAGTTCCGTGGCACACTTCTGGACGCTATTGGCGACGACAAGCCGCTCGATACTCCGGCAAACGTAATCGACGCACCCGTCAAAGAGACACGCAAGTATTCTTTGGGTCGCATGGTTAAAGCACAGGCCACTGGCGACTGGCGTGAAGCTGGTCTTGAGCGTGAAGTCAACGACGAGATTGCTCGTAAAGTTGGTCGTTCTGCTGAAGGCATCTACATCCCAGACAGCGCATGGGCGCAACGTGGGCCGCTTTCAACTGCCGCAACTGGTGGTTCAGGCGCAGAAGTTGTTTTCGATGATTTCGTACCTACGGAACACCGTGGCGATATGTTCATCGAAGCACTCCGCGCTCGTCAGGTTCTTGGCAATCTGGGAACCACGTACTTGTCAGGTCTGACTGGTCGCATCAAAATGCCGAAACTAGCAACTGGCGCAAACGCCGCATTTGTCGAAGAACTCGCAGATGTTTCTGACGGTGCTGGCACAGACGGCGGCGTTACTCTGCAACCGCGCACGATGGGCGCATTTGTAGAAATGTCTCGTTTGCTGGTTATGGAAAGCGTCCCAGCCATTGAGCAAATCATTCGTAACGACCTGTTGGCTTCCGCCGCAGATCGCACGGAGTTTTATGCAATCAATGGTTCGGGTTCTTCCGGTCAGCCGACTGGTATCCTGAACACATCAGGCATCAACAATCTGGACATCTCGTCTGGCACTGACGTTGATAGCCTGACATGGGCAGACATCATTGCTCTGGTCAAACTGGTTGAGGAAGACAATGGCATCGTGAACAGCACGGCGGCTGGCTTCCTGTCGCACCCTGCTGTGAAAGCGAAATTGGCTTCAACTGCCAAAGTATCCAGCACGGACAGCGTTCAAATCTTGGATGCACCGTGGACGGAACTTTATGGTCAGCCTATTGAGTTCACGAGCAATGTGCCGACAACTCTCGATCCGGGCGATGGCGGCAACGACGCTTCTGCTCTGGTTTATGGCGACTTCTCACAGCTTATGATTGCTCAGTTCGGCGCACCGTCGATCTTGATTGATCCATACAGCAACAGCAAGTCCGGCACCATCCGTATGGTTCTGCACGCAGAACTGGACGTTGGTGTTCGTAACGCCGTTAGCTTTGCCAAGACCGATGAGGTCAGCATCGCCTAACTAGGTGTTTTGGAATTGGCGGGGCAGTCGTTGAGAAGGTGACTGTCCCGTCAAGACCTTTGAGGTGGTATTATGAAAGTTAAGATTTTACAGAAGTGCTTTGCTGGGACTGGTGGCAACCTTATGACCGGCGAAGAATATGAATTGGATGTTCGCACTGCTGAACGTCTTATTGCGCGAGGCTTGGCAACTAAGGTTATCAAGAAAGCCGCGCCGAAAAAAACCAATCGTGCGGTCGAAGGACTGGCAACACCGGAAGATGATTGATGGCTGTCGAAACCGCTACAGAACGGGCGATATTTTTTGAAGCAGATGACTTTGCTGTCACTGCCAGCTATACGCCATCGGGCGGTTCAGCCACGAACATCAACGGCATTTTTGACAACGAATATTTCGAGGCCGATGCCGGTGGCACAATAGGCATCGCAATACAACAGCCGCGATTTCAGTGTCAGACATCTAATGTTTCGTCTGCCGCAGAGGGTGACGCAATCACAATCAATTCGGTGGCGTACACAATCCGCATTGTGCAAGACGATGGCACTGGTGTCACAACTCTTGTTTTGGAGCAGAACTGATGGCGCACGTTAGGAAGTTAATTCGTGATAATATCACGACCACATTGACCGGCCTAACGACCACCGGAAGCAATGTTTTTCAAACGCGGTTTTTCCCGTTGGAAGATACAAAACTTCCCGCGCTGTGTATTTACACCAAGTCCGAAGACACAGAATATTCGACAATGACCAAGCCGCGCACACAGATGCGTCAACTTGAGGTCAGTGTTGAAGCCTATGTCAAAGGCACTGCCAATCTGGACAATACGCTGGACACGATTGCGGTTGAGGTCGAAGAAGCATTGCAGACTGATTTGACACGCGGCGGCAATGCAAAGGATACACAAGTCGTCAGCTTTGAAGCTGACTTCACACCGGATGGCGAGCAAACTGTTGCGGTTGGCAAGTTTACAGTCGCAGTGAGTTTTGCTACACTTGAGAACGATGTTGAAGGGGCGGTTTAAGATGAAGCGCGTCACAGTATATGATGAAAATGGCAACGCGATAAATTGCTGGCCTGATACAGCAAAAAGACTGCTTGCCAATGGATATTCGGAAGAAGAGCCGAAGAGGGCTAAAAGTCGGAAGCCCAAAAAGTCCGACGAGGTTGCAACCGAAGTTGATGAGGACTAAATCATGGCAACACACGCAGGATCGGAAGGACTTGTAAAAGTCGGCGGCAACACTCTTGCCGAAGTTCGTTCATTCACTCTTGATATTAGCGGCGAAGTAATTGAAGACACTTCTATGGGCGACAGCTTTCGCTCATACAAAGCTGGTCTTGGTTCATATACCGCATCGGTCGAATGTTTCTTTGATGAGACTGACGCGGCGCAGAACGCGCTGGACGTTGGTTCATCTTTGACGCTGGAACTGTACCCAGAAGGCGCGGCATCTGGCGACACATATTTCACCGGCACAGTTATCGTGACTGGCAAATCAGTAACGTCATCTTTTGACGGTATGGTCGAAGTTGCGTTCACTGCACAAGGCACCGGCGGGATTACTGAAACAACTGTATAACTAGACAGACGGGGGTGGCACCATGTCTAAACTTGGCGAACAAATACGCGCAAACCAATCTTCTGCACGCGCACGCATTGAGGTGGCAGAGTGGGGGGATGGTGAGCCGTTGGTTTTGTATGCTGGCGAATTGCTTTGTGGCGAGTTCAACAAACTGCAAAGAAAGCATCCAGACTTCCTAAACAATCAGACCATCGAAGCACTTGTTGATTTGATTATTATGAAGGCCGAAACGGATCAGGGCGATAAGGCTTTTGATTTGGATGATAAGCCAATCTTGATGCGTCAGCCATTGACGACTGTGAGCAATGTTGCGGCACAGTTGATGGGCAGTCTTGACACCATTGAGGATGCGGAAAAAAACTAAAAAGCGATCAGTTTTTGTTCGTAATGTACGGGCTGGCTGATCGCTTAAACAAAAGCATCGCAGAAATCGAGTGTTTGCCATATAATGAACTTATAAGCTGGCTGGCTTATCTGGAGATTATAGATGGCGCAAGAAAATCTTAATATTCGCATCAGAGCGTTTGACAAAACTCGCACCGCTTTTCGGGCAGTAAACGCGGGTTTGGGTAGAATAAGAAAAACGGTTTTCAGCACACAGGCCGCTATTGGCACTTTGGCTGGTGCGGCTGGGTTTGGTTTGATTGTTAAATCAACCATTGAAACAAATAGACAATTCCAATCTCTTGAAGCCACATTAAAAACATTTTTGGGATCATCCGAAAAAGCGGCTGGTGCGTTTGAAGTTCTGAGAGAATTTGCGGCACAGACACCATTTAGCGTTCAAGAAGTCACCGAAAGTTTCAATACAATGATTGCGAGGGGTTTGAACCCCACCATTTCCGCGCTTGATGCTTTTGGCAATATAGCAAGTGGCAGTGGCAGATCGGTTCTTGATTTTGCGCAAGCGGCGGCACAAGCCGCAACAGGTGAATTTGAAACCCTAAAATCTTTTGGCATCAAAGCCAGCAAAGAGGGTGAGCGTATCACCTTTATTTTTAAGGGCATTGAAACAGAGGTCAAAAATAACGCACAGGAAATACAGGGCTTCCTTGAAAATCTTGGGCGCACTGAATTTGCTGGCGCAACAGCAGAGCAAGCCAAAACTTTAAGCGGTGCTTTTTCCAATCTTAATGATAGCGTGCAAGCGTTCCAAAAGGAGATTGGTGAGGGCGGGTTAAATGAAGCCTTGGTTGAAGTTTCTAAAGAATTTTCAAGAGCCATCAGTAGAAGCAATCGTCTAGCTGAAACAATCGGCAACATATTGGGCAGTGCCATTCTTGGCACGTTTAACAAACTGCGTGCCTTGCTAAATCTTTCTTATGCTTTTGGACAATCCCTTGCAGAACTTCAAAATGGACAAATTAAATTAAATCAAATATTCCAACGAACAACAGAGATATCTGGTCAGTTGGCAGAAAAACAACTAGCGGCTAAAACCGCCACTGATGAAACCACTGCTTCCACACAAAAATTGGATGAGAAGTTAAAAGAGGCCACCGGCGATCTCACTATTGTCAGTGAAAAACTATCCGAAGGACAGCAAGCACTTAGAGATTACGGAAAAGCCGCGCGAGATGTGCAAGCAAACCTAGAAAGTGCCGCATTGCGTGGCGTTAAAAGTCTGGAAGATGCGTTGGTCGGTGTTGTCACTGGCGCAACAAGCGCGAAAGATGCTTTCCGGTCAATGGCGCAATCCATCGTTGCTGACCTTGCGCGGCTGGCTATTCAAAAAGCAATTACCGGCCCGATTGCATCGGCATTTGGATTAACCGGCAAGGCAATCGGCGGTTCAGTACAGCGCGGCAGGCCGGTCATGGTCGGTGAACGCGGCGCAGAATTATTCGTGCCATCATCGTCTGGGTCTATTGTCAGCAACAAAAACTTGGCGGG